TGCACTAGAAACGCCAACGCCTGAATGTGCGTTAATTTTTTCCATAGTAGCTTTTCCAAGTTTCGTGTCCCAACCTTTGCCTGTTGCAAGTCCCATGGTCCAAGCATCATTGATGTCTTTCTCATAAGCCTTGTGCCAGTCTGGATTTTCTCTTCCGAAAATTCTCTTAGATTCACGAATTGCTTCGATTTCTGCTTTTTTCTCGGTGAGATCAACCCTAAGTTCTTCAACGACTTTTTCAAGGTCTTCGTGCTTTTCAGAAACACGTTCCTCTAGGTCTTTAGTAAGGCGCTCTGCACCTTCCATTCCGACTTCTACTATCGCTTTAACTTTTTCTTGCTCAGCTTCTACTGCGGCAGCTTCTGCTGCTGCTGCGTTCACTTGAGCTTGTTCCTTAGCGTCCTTTTCTGCTTGAGCCATAGCAAATTTAGCAGCTGTTTTTGTAGCTACTTCTTCTGCATATGCTTTCAAGTCAACACTAGCGCTAGGAGCTTCATTGTCAGTAGACATAGGTTTCTCCTGTGAAACGGTTTTACCCGTCGCTTGTGGCGTCTCAATCTTATCAGATTGATTAGCCTCTTTATTATTTATAAAAAGATTTTTGAACTCTTGGTATTCGTCTGTTGAATCAAATGATTTAGCCAGAGAAAACATAGCAGTTTGGTTAGCTGGAACACTAACCACTGATACTTCAAATAGTTCGGCGTCTTTTATCTCAAATCCGTCAGTTTCTTCTTTATATTCAGCATCCTTGACTCTAAAACCAACGGAAAAGGCTCCAAGAACACCATCTTTAATTAGATCTTTAATTTCGCCTGCAGACTTAGAGATTTTCGCTCCAAGTTCCAGACCTTCTTTGCTTACTTCTATTGAAGTAGCACGACCAATAGGTTTGTTATAGTTATGATTAAACAAAATTATAGGGTTTTGCTGAAATCCAGCTAAACCTTCCGATTTTGTCCACGCATCATGATTAATAACATCTCCAGTTCGATCTAATGAATTAGTACTCGCTAATCCTCTAATATTAACGCTACCATCATCATTCTCCCCTAGAGTTTTAAAAGTATTAGTCCAGTGAAAAATTTTCTCCATTTTAACTACCTACTTTTTAAGCCTTTTTAGAGGCTTGCTTAGCTTTAGACATTGCTGCTGCCATAGTACTGCTCACTTTTGGAGCTGCCTTTGGTGGTGCTGCTGCAACAGGATTTGTAGCTTTTCCGTATTGCACTGGAAAATTCCTTTTTACCATTTGCAATACTCTTGCCCAAGAGCCAAAAGGTCTCTTAGCTACCATAAATCTCATTGGTGTGTCGTCAGCTGCTTTATATTCCGCGGGAGTCATCATAACACCCTTTTTAGCAAAATAATCTGCCAAAACTTTAAGTATTTTCTTTTTATTCATTTGTTTCCTCGTTTTCGGGAGGTCTTCCCCCCTCTTCGGGGTCTACCGCACTACCCGCAATATTAGCTGGGATTCTTAATTCATCAAAACCTTCTATTGGTTCTAAAATTAATGATTCCCTAGCTTCGTTTGGTGTCATTATACCTGAATTTACTAGAGCTTGGTAATAAGCTGCTTGATCTCTCAATTCTGGCTGTAAAGCTGGAATATTTGAAACATCTTCACTTAATTTAAAGCCAAAGTATCTTTCAAAGGCATAACCTACCTTTCTTACTATCGGTATTATTGTTTCTAGATAGTAAAGTCGATGGTTAGGTCTAATATTAGCATTATTCCCTCCATCAAGAAGAATAGGAGGTACTCCCATTGCTTCTAAAATTATTTTTTCGTTTGCGTTGATAGAACTTTGAAAATCTAACTCTTTGAAGTTAATTTTCGTTAAACTATCTACTTCTAGTCCTCCATCTAATATAAGTGGTCTTTTTCCACCACTTTTAGGATTATATCTAGTCTGCCAAGCCTGTAACATTCTTTCTTTTATTCTTTCTGAAAGAGTATTAGGACTTTTGAGTACTAAACCGGGAACCGCTCCATTCTTAAAAAAGTTATCTTGGAACTTACGCATATTATCCAATAAATACATGGTTCTATATGCTGGTTTTAGTCTAGGTACTCCCCTGTAGATTGATTTAAATGAGTTTTCTTTAATATGTATTATTTCTTTAGGGGAGTAGTCTATATGACCATCATATTCATATCCTTCTATATAAGATTTTGTATCACTATGTATAGTTACATTATGTGCTGGTAACTGATACATGTGTGCTCCATCAAAGTAAACAAAGATATTTCCATCAATTAGTAAATCGATAATTAAATTTCGTTTAAAAGTATTAATATCTTGAAAAGGATTAGGTTCTTTATTAAGTACCAAATCAACGCGCGTTCTTCGAACATTATCTACAACGGGTGTGATTCCCTTAATTTTTTCCTGTACTTCAAAAGGTATATCTGAAACATCATCAACAATCATATTTACAGCACGGTTAACAACCTCTAATTCTTCATAAGCTGATCTATAATTATCTTTAATCTCTCTAGTATCAATAGTTAGCCCTTCTTCCATAGAAATAAAAGATTGAGCAGGATTTATCTTCTCCTCTCTATCAATACCTAATAATCTATCATACCATGCCATGCTTTATCCTCATTTTATCTACCCATCGCTTTTGTTTAAGTGCTGTTACCAATTTTGGTCGTTTACCATAAATACTGTGTAGCCGCATGTGATGGGATTTGCATAGTGTAGTAGCTTCATAGTAGATTTCATTGTTATATTCTTTAATAAAAGTTACCCGAAGCTCCATGATTTCATCGGCTGAGTTTATTACTAATTTATTCTTCTTTAGCCAAGCTTCAAGTAGCTCAGTCATTCCGTAGAAGTGGTGAAACTCTAGCTTTTCTGTCTCTCCACAAATGTAGCACTGGGTTTCTTTCTTATAACCTGACTTCGCCTTATCTCTAACGTACTTGACTAGATCCCTTTTTAAATTCATAATATCCTATTTATAAAAATTATACCAAATTTTTACCTTTTTGTCAACATTTATTTTTTCGTTGGTGATACCTCAAAAAGTACTTGCAGTTGTCTCAAAAGTATACAGTCCATATCTTATAGCGTCTGACATATGGCTTGCCATATTATGTTTTGGACGTTCTTTTAACAAATTAGGATTAGCATCCCATTGATATTGGTCAACTGCCTCTAATACGTGACGACATTTTTGATCTACTACCAGATTATCATTATCAATTATACTAGCAGCATGAGCAATTCCGTCTAGAACAGATTTTTTTGCATTAATTGTCGAAATATCGTAATTTTGAGCAAAATCAAATCTAGTTTGTTGAGCGGCAGAGTCAATATAAATCCAATCAATAAGATATTTGTCTACTAAAAGGTTAATTTCTTTAGCATGCTGTTCAGTAGTTCTCTCAGCGTTTAGATACTCATCAATAAGATAGAATTTTTGTTGATCCCAATCATATGCTACTACACAAAATGCCGTGGGGTCTTTATACCCTACGTCAAGTCCTGCAAATACGTCCATATTACTAGTATCTAACTGACTTAAGTCTGCAACACACTCTTCGAAGTTAAAGTTCCAAACTTGTCCTTCATAAGTATTAAAATCAGCAAGATATTCTTGAGCAAATTCTGCTTGAGACATCGTTCTTTTAGCTTCTTCAATATCTTCAGTTGAAAATCTAGGGTTTTCATGATAAGTTGCCCTTACCGAGAACCAATCATCAAATTCCTCGCTCCAACCCCTATGGTAGAAGTCTGCAAACCAGTTATTTCTTCCTCTAGGAGTAGATATAAATACAGCTTTACTCTCTGGCTTATCTAAAGTGGGCCGAAGTGCTACATTAAATGCATCTTTTCCATCAGCTAAGGCTGCTTCATCAAAAATGATTAGGTCATAAGACCTTCCAACTGTTGAATCAACTTGATTAACTGACCCCATTCTTATGGTAGAACCATTAGACAGTTCAATTACCTTATCTTTTGCATTATCTCTAACTACTTCAAGGTCAAAATGCCTAATAAGTTGTCTTTGTAAATCAAAAGATATTTGAGATAAAGCATAATTAGGAGACATAATAAGTATATGTGAGTTTGGTATAAGTGAAACTAGTTGTCCAATAACATTAGTAATATAAGTTTTACCTTGTCTCCGAGAAATAGCTGCACATACAAACCTATACTTAGGATTATTGAGTGCATTTATTAAAGCTATTTGAGCTGAGTTAGGTTTTGTTCCAAGTAAATCAAGATATTCCTCTATTGGCAATTTGATAAAGCGATTTGCTGCATCAAATTGCATTATATCAGTACTTATAACATCTTTTCTACTTATTTCTAACATTAGTGTATAGTTATATTTTTATCTATTGAGTTTTGTATTTTAGAAGGGTCTAAAAGACCTTCTGTATTACAAACACTTAAAAGAAATAAATATCCCATACATAAATCTGTCATAGTTTGATCTTTGGGTGAAACATATTCACCCTCTTGAGCTTTATCATTTAAATCTTCTAAAGTTGCTATACAAAACTCGCTAACTTCTTGAAGCCAATTATCTCTTGGATTAGTGTGCATTTTAAGCATACTGTACGGCAGTAAATTCTACACTACCTTGATCTGCATACATTACATCAGTTGAATCTTTCTTTATAACCATTGTAGCATCACCAGAACCTGCTATATTTAGTCCAAATGTTCCGGGACCATTTCCTGCTGAATTACAAATAGTTACCACTGCTGCTGTACCACCCGTATGTACACATAGTACATAATTTGCACCTTGTATATCGGATCCATTAGCAAAACTATTGCCTGCTGATTCTTTGGGTGATATTAATCTAATTGCTCTCATTTTTTTCTCCTACGCTTAACGCGTCCTTTCCTTCTTCTCTTTTTAGACTGGCGGTGTTTAATAGCGCGAAGCCTTCGCTTCGCAGCTTTTTTAGTCTTAGAGATTCCAGAAGTATTTTTTATCTTCCAACCGCCCTTAACTTTAGTAATCGGCATTTACCACTTCCGTTTCTTTTTCTTAGGGCGTCCACGGCG